TATTAAGTCATAATGGGGGGCGGACATTTTTAACCATTTTAGATTGTCTATCAAAGACAGTTAACAAACAATATAGTTTTACCAATTATGAAGATGGCTTGAATTACTATGTTTATTATAAGGTTCTAAACACTAAAGATTATGGAATACCACAAAATAGAGAAAGAGTTTTTATAGTAGGTTTTCGTGATGAAAAACACTCTTTTAAATTCCCTAAAAAAATACCGTTAGAATTAAAGTTAAAAGATATATTAGAAAATAAAGTAGATCAAAAGTATTTTTTAAGTGATAAAATGATAAAGGGAATACAAAAAAGCAATTTTAAAGAAAGACAACCTATAGATATTAATGGTGTTTGTAAAACACTAAAGATTGGTGGCGACACACCTTGTTTTAAAGTTCACAGTTTATATCCTAAAAACAGCAAAACGGATAAAAGAATAAGAAGATTGACACCAAAAGAATGTTTTAGACTTCAAGGGTTTCCTGATTCTTTTTTAGATAAATGTAGAGAAATAGGAATAAGTGACACACAACTATATAAACAAGCTGGAAACTCTATTACAGTAGATGTGATGGAACATTTGTTTAGAGAGATATTAATAAATGAAAAATCGGTATAAAAACGGAACTATGAATAAATTCCCAAACAAAGCAACGCAATTCAGTTCAGACAATCAACCAGAAAAGCGAGGACGACCAAAAGGACGAAGGAATGTGGCAACAGTATTGAAAGAATTACTTGCAACACAAGACGCAAATATGGGTGGTGTGGGTGACTTTGGAAGTCCTATTGCTAAAATGCTTATTCAAATTGCGTTTCATAAAGATTCTAATAACAATGAAAAATTAAAAGCCATTAAAGAAATACTTGACAGAATAGAAGGATTGCCAGACCAGAATGTGAATGTGTCAGCAAGTCCGCCATCTTGGATCAATGATGATGAAGAAACAAGCGAAACCATATTATGATTTAAAAAAGTCAAACAAAAGAATTTGTGTTCTACAAGGCGGAACAAGAAGTGGAAAGACTTATTCTGTTTTATTAGCATTGATTGAGTTTGCTTATAAAAACAAAGGAAAAGGGCTTTATATAACAATAGCAAGAAAAACATTCCCAGCATTGAGAGGAACGGCAATGCGAGATTTCTTTGACATACTTAAAAAAGAAAACATCTATGATGAACGCAATCACAACAAATCAAGTGCATTATATCATCTCTACGGCAATATATTTGAATTTATAAGCATTGACCAGCCACAACGTGTGAGAGGTCGTAAACGTGAAATTCTGTTTTTGAATGAGTGCAATGAGTTTGATTTTGATAGCTATACTCAACTCGCTTTGAGAACCTCGTTTAAAATCATTATAGACTTCAATCCAAGTGACGAGTTTCATTGGCTCTATTCTCAAATAATAGACGCAGACAGAGATGACGTGGACTTTCATATATCAACATATAAAGACAATCCCTTTTTGCAAGAAGCAACAATAAAAGAAATAGAACGCTTGAAAGAAGTGGACGAAAATCTTTGGAATGTATTTGGCGAAGGTCAAAGAGGTGTGTCAACGGAAACAATCTTTCCTTCATTTAACATTGTTGACAACATTCCAGACAATGCAAAGCTTGTGTCTTTTGGATTAGACTTTGGATATAGTGCAGACCCAACAACAATTGTGGGTGTGTATAAGCACGACTTGGACTTGTATGTTGACGAGCTATTATATGAACGAGGACTTACAAATCAAGACATTGGAGAACGAATGAAAACAATGGGGCTTGAACGTGGGGCGGAATGTTTTGCCGATTCCAGTGAGCCGAAATCAATTGAAGAACTCTTTCGTATGAATACAGGTGTCAATATAAAACCAGCAAAGAAAGGTGCAGATTCTATTCGTATTGGGATTGATGTAATGAAACGACATAAGCTCAATATCACAAAAAGAAGTGTCAACACAATTAAAGAATTTAGAAACTATAAATGGATAAAAGACAAGAATGGTGACATCACAAACAAGCCGATTGACGCATTTAATCACAGTATTGACGCAGTGAGATATGTTTGTCTAAACAAATTAATGGTGTCTTATAGTGGAAAATACTATATTAGTTGAAACAAAAAACAAAAAAATATATTTATAAAAAATGAAGCAAATAAAATTAAGAGTTCCAGACAACTGGGCTGATATAACAATAAGGCAATATCAACAGTTTATGGACATAATGGAAAGCAACAAAAGAGAAAAGACAAAGACGCTTGAAATGGTTTCTTTGTTTTGTGATGTGGATAAGAAGGTCTTAAAAAATATGTCATTTGGTGACTTGCAAAAGGTCTCAAATATATTAATTCAAATGACTAAAGAAGACCCAAGCCAAATAAAAATGGTAAAAAACATTACGTTTAAAGACGAAAAGTTTGCCGTCATTCCTAATATGTCAGAAATGACAACGGGAGAGTTTATTGACTTGGAGACATATTGCGAAGATTCTACAAAGAATCTACACAAGATTATGTCAATACTATATAGAAAGCAAATTGGTGATGTCAATATGTTTGGACGATATGAGGTTGAAAGCTACGATCCAACGGAAGAAAAGAAAGAAGCAATGAAAGACTTGCCAATGAATTATGCTTTGGGGGTTCTTAACTTTTTTTTTTCTTTAGGAGAGACACTTTTGCACGATTTAAACAACTCTTTGAAGAAACAGACGTAAAACAAGACGAAGGCAAAGAAACAGAAAGGAGAGTGACAACAGACATAAGATACAAAGAAAAGTGGGGCTGGTATCCAATTATCTATGAAATAGCAAACGGAGATTTATTGAAGTTTGAAGAAGTGACAGAAATAAAAATATATAAAGCGTTAACGTTCTTGGCGTATAAACAAGACAAATTTATTTTAGAAAAAGAACAAAGTAATGGCACAAGATAATAACAATACATATATGAATATCACATATCGTCAAATGATAAACACGTTTGAGGATATTGCGACAAATCATCACGAAATACACTCGTTCAATTCTGGTAGTTTGAATGACGTAGATATTGAAAAAATGAACTTGTCACAATTCCCATTGATGTATGTTGAGCCAGAACCAGTCAGTGTAGACGCACAAACGTTGACATATTCATTTACTGTAATAATAGCAGACCAAATTCAAGAGGATATGACTGGACTAAATGACGCTTATTCTGAAACGTTGTTAATTCTTAAAGACGTGATTGCTAATTTTAGACAAGCAACACAGACAAGCTCTTGGGCTGACCAACGCACTGACCTTGAAATGCCGATTCAATTATCGCCATTCACAAGCCGTTTTTCTAATATGCTAACGGGCTGGGCTGGGACTTTTAATATCGTTTGCCAGAATCAAAATAACCTTTGTAATGTTCCACAAACTAATAACACATAATGGCTGACTATACAAACTTTCGTTTAGCTCTTGCGTCATTTGGAAAGAAACAAGTCAAAGACGCTAAAAAAAGATTGAAAAGAAATAAGAAAGGTGACGGCTCTTTGTATAATTCAATAGATTATGAAGTGCGTGGAAACTTCACTTTAAGACCAAGTGTGATGTTTAAAATGAACGGATATGGTGCTTTTGTTGATACTGGTGTCAAAGGAACTGGAAAAAGGTTTAAAAACAAAAGACCTTTAAGAAGCAAAAAACCATTAAAAGGACAAGACGGACAATGGGCAAACACTATCTTTGGACTTAATCAGTCACCAAAATTTAGTGGAAAATTTAAAATGATAAACACAAAAGCACTTGACAAATGGGTGATTAAAAAAGGAATAAAAGGAACGAGAGACGCAAAGGGGCGTTTTATTACACGAAGTTCAATGAAAATAGCAATCGCAACGTCAATATATAAAGAAGGTTTAAAAGGGACGGGCTTCTTTTCTAAACCATTATTATTAAATATAATTGATATGCAAGAAGAAGTGGAAAAAGCACTCGTAAAAGATTTAGAAAACTTATTTGATTTTGATAATTACTTTGTATAAAAAAATAAACTATGGCATTTGAAATAATACAACAACCAATTGATGACAACACTTCGGCTTCTGGCACAGATAGAGTTCCCGTTCTAACTAATTACACACCAGCTTGTGGATATATGATTTACAGAAGTGACGACATTTCGTCTTATTTTTATTACAAAATAGTGATGGAAGTTAGAGACACAGACGCAAGTGGAACGCTTCTTGCTAAGATCAAACAAAGACGCAATGGCTATGCACCAGACGTTTCAAGTAACTATGCAAGAGCATTTTTTGATTTAAACGAAATTGTAAACTCTCAACTTGTTCCAACAACGTATGACCAGAACGACACAGTTGCACCATTTAGAACAATTCACAAATTAGGTGCAAACACACCCGCAAAACCATTCAGCAAAAGCGGTGACGCTATACAAGGCAAAGGGCAAATGTTATTAGTATTTATAAAAGCATACGAGAACTATTCCACTTCGGCAAGTGCTATTCCAACAGACCAAACGGGAGACGCGGTAACAAACGATTTGTGGTGGGCAAAAGCGTCTTTGCCAATAACAACAGAACGTGACGCAATCACGGGTGGTGCTTTAGAATACATTCAAGGAGACGCATTCGCTTTATATAGAGCAAGATTAGTTGACAATTTCTTTTTAAGTGATGTGAAACCAATGGTGGCTCAAAATTATCATGGTGTTAATTTTGGAACTACAAACGAAATAATTGTTAATTTTTTAGATAGCAACGATTATCACACGTTAGCTTTTATGAATTACAATACTGGATTCTTTTCAAATGTTAAATTTATAGAAATTGTATATTATGACGCAGACGCTTCATTGATAGGTTCAAAACAATACTTTGAAAATGTTTCTGCAAATGGTGGCGAAATACCTACGGGTGCAAAGACTAAATTTAATGCTTTGATATATTTTGGTTGTGGTGTTAAACAATTAGAAACTCAAAGTCTTAACACCTCAGCAAGACCGTCAAATTTTAGTGGTTGGAAGTTTTACACAATACGAGGTGCAAACACTTCAACGCCTTCTTCTGATTCTGACTATGAAACGAGAGAGTATTATTTCGCAAAAAAATCAAGTGCAAATTGTAAAGGTTTTAAATCCAGAAGACTTGCTTGGTTTAATTCAAAAGGCGGATATGATTATTTCAATTTTACTATGAAGTCAAGACAATCTCTTGACATAACTCGTGACAATTACGAGACTATTTTAGGGCGTTTTGGTGGCGATTTCTATTCATACAATAATACTGGACGAGGAAAGATAACAAGAAAGACGGGTGCTATATTAAAAGAAACATTGCAAACGGACTTTATAAGAGAGGAAGAAGCACAACTTCTTGAAAGCTTGTTTACATCAATAAGAGTTGATATTGTTGAAAATGACGACACAGACTTCACAGAATCGGTGATTATAACAGACACGAGCTTTGTAAAAAAGACAGAAGCAAACGAAAGGTTAATTCAATACACTGTTAACATAGAATATGCAAATCCAAGAAACACAAACAATTAATGAAAGTTAGACTAATAGCATATAGAAAAGCAACTGATTCTGCAACAACTGAATCAACCTATGAACTTGAATTGATGAGCAACCCAACAATTCCTTTAAACTTTAGGTTTGCAGACATTAAAAATCCAGAAAAACGAAAAGCGAGTTATTCTCAAACTTTTAAACTTCCATTTACAACGGCAAACAATGAGTTTTTTCAAAATTGGTTTAATCTTAATTTAGAGACTTTAGTTTATAGTTCTGGAAAAAAGTTTTCAGCGTCTTTGTATTATGGCACAATTCCTCAATTTGAGGGCTATATTCAATTGAAATCGGTATATCAAAAAGCCGAACTTTACGAAGTTGTTTTAATGTCAAACACGGCTGATTTGTTTAGCACTATTGGAGAACAAAAATTGCAAGACGTTTTCAAAGAGAGTAACGGAAGCTATACAAGAGAGTTTAATCACACTTTTGACGCAACAAACATATTGCGTTCTTGGACTGGAACAAGTTCAGATTTTCAAAACATTTTAGGAACTGCATTGAGAGACACAGACGCAAACGTTCAAAAAGTGATGTATAATTGGTCAGCAACAACAGACTCTTTTTATTGGCAAGAAAACTTGAATCAATACATGAATATGTCAGACGTGACGGGAGATGACGCATTTGACAAGATGACACCAATAACACAATTGAGACCAGCTATACAAATAAGAACTTTAATAAAGTTAATTATTGCAAAGGCTGGTTTTACTTACACTTCTGATTTTATTGATTGCACTGGGGACTATGCTTCTGACAATTACTTTGGAAAGTTGTTTATGACTTTAGGAAACAAACTTGGTGAACCTATTTTGCCTTCGTCAAACACTGGCTCTTCTGCACCTGCGGGTGGCTTTCAAGCATACAACACAACGTCAGAAGGTTGGGGAACAATAACAACACCGCAAAATGGTTCTTGTATAACACCATCAAGACAACTTTTTAGAGCTGGAAACGAAGAACTAAACGCAGACCCACAAAGTGCGTGGAATACAAGCAAACATTATTTTACAAAAGTTTCAAGTTCTATGAATCAAGTCACTGTGTTTCACCGAGTTGCAAGAAGAAATGTGACCACTTGTGTTTCGGGTGAGTCTATTGGTATTTCATATCATTTGCAAGAGTGGAACGTTGCAGACGATGAGTTGACTGGAAGCATAATACCAAGAAGCACAATTTTTATAAGTAACACACAAACAACAACGTCAAGCTCATACGCCTTTACATACGTCACTCATGCAATAGACACAAGCGATTTGCAAGAGGGAAAATCTTATAGAATCTATTTACAAGTTGCACCAATTAAAAAAAGAAATACGGGTGCAAGTTATCCAGCTGGGCAATTTATTTTGGCAAATTCTAATTGGGCAAGTTCTCTAAATCCACTTGGAATCACGTTCAAGTCTTACATTGAGTCATCTTGGGCAAGTTATAGTTTAGACCAATATGGTGCAGAAATAGACATTCCCGCTTGTATGGACGACACAATCACACAAAAAGCGTTTTTACAAGATATTATTCAACGATTTAATCTTGTTATCTTAGCCGATCCAAACGACCCGTCTAACATAATTATTGAGCCATATACGCACTTTATTAGTTCGGGTGCAACAAAGGATTGGACTGACAAATTAGATGTGTCTAAAGAAAGAGTTATAAAAGACACAACATCACTTCAAAAAAAGACAATAAATTTAAGTGACCTTGAAGACGTTGACTTTTCAAACAAGACTATAAAAGAAGAACTTCCAAGAGCCAATGTATATGGAAAGTTTTTTAGTCAAAGAACAAGTAATGATTTTGCAACTGGAGAACTCAAAAACAACGCTATATTTTCACCTTATATAAATTGTAGTTTACCTTCACAACCAGACCAGACAAACACTGCAATGTTAAACATTCCAACGCACAACGAATTCAGTTACACACAAACAGAAAATGGATTTGAAGTAGTTTTAGAACCTACAAAACCCAAGTTGTTTTATTATTGCGGAACCCCCTCACCCGTTAAACTATACCCCGAAGATTCTGACACAACCTACTATTTGCACCAAATAAATTTAGGAAGTGGACTTATAACGCCACACGCTTTCACAAAATACCCAGTTTGCTCACCTTATGACATTGAGCCAGACGCAGACGGATTATACCAAATGACAACGGCAAACAAATCATTATATTGGAATTTTGCACCGCCAAGACCCGCAACAAGTTGGGTGATTAATTGGTATGATTCGTCACCACAATGGGAAGGAAACGCATTGTATTTGCTTTATTGGAAAAATTATTTAAATGAGATATATAGTAGTGAAGCAAGAATAATGGAATGTTATTTAAATCTTGACGAATTTGACATATTTGATTTTAAATTTAATGACCAAATTTTTATAAAAGAAACATACTGGCGTATTTTAGAAATAAACAACTATCAAGTTGGGGCAAAAACATCAACAAAAGTAACGTTGATAAAAGTCCTTGACTCATTGTCACAAACTGAGGGTTGCAACTATGTAGCGGTCGGAACGGGGTTTTCTGGAACTTATGTCACTTGGTGTCCAGACAATGACCCAAGTTGCACACCAAACGTCACAACAACTTTCGCTGGGTTCTATGCTGAACCAGAATGTTGCGAAGCAATTGGCGGTCAAGTTGATTATTCTGGAACAAGTTTTTCAAGTCAAGGTTTATACCGTTGTTTCCCTTCTGGAACAAGTTTGCCATTAAAATTGCAATCGTCTTCATTTCCTTATTCAATTAATGGAACACCAAATTTAAAAGGTATTCTAACACAAAAACAACAAAACAAATTATCGCCATTTGTTAGAGGGGCGGACACTGGGAAATATAGCAACAACATTGTTCCAAATTATGCTGACGATTTAGTTATTAAATTTGATTCTAAAAACTACACAAACGCACCAACACAAGGTGAATCGCACAGAATGGTGATGACGGGTTTTACAGACGGAACAACTGCTGGTTATGCTTATGCACGTGGAGATGTTTCAAGCGAAGAAATAAAACCACCAGCAAACAGCTTAACTCTTGTAGAGGTTTCTGGAACTTCAATTGTGGTCGGTTCAACAGACGCAACTTATCAAGTTGGAAACACGGAGACTTATAAATACACAACATCTTTTATAAATAACGGAGAAACTATTGGTCAAATTGGAACGGCTGGGGGTGTGTTTTTGTATGGAATAGAACAAACGGGACGAACATCAACGGTCAATATATCAATAGGAACTGACGGACAAATTTTGTTTAAATTAATTAGTAGTCGTGCAAACACAAAAAAATCGTGGGTTTTGAATATAGATGTGACAATTCAATTAGTTGGTCAATTAGCGTTGCCACTGGATTCTGTTGAAGCATTATATCAAGATTATACAGAAATACAATTGCAAAATCATCAGAATTTATTATGGAATTAAAAGGACATATACAATTATCATCAACACTTATGTTAACCCAACTAAAACTTATAAACACAATAGAGGTTTATGGAGACGAACAATATCATTTTTTATATGGAATGAATGAAAAGCACACAAGTTTCAAACGAATGTTTAAAGAAATAAAAAGAATACTATGGCTCAAGACGTAAACGTAAACGTAAATTTTAACACTAAAAAAGCCGAGAGTAATGTCAAGCAATTAACCGCAGAAGAAAAGAAGTTAGTTGCTGAAACAAAGAAACTCGCACAAGCTCAAAAAGAGCAAGAGAAACAACAACAAGACCTTATAAATAATATGGGTGTTTTTGGAATGACTATTGGTGGCTTAAAATCTAATATAAAGGGACTTAAAGTTGCAACGGGTTTATTCTTTAAAACATTGACACGAGGATTGCTTTCAACGGGAATAGGTGCTTTATTGTTGGCGTTTGGCTCTTTAGTTACATTCTTAACACAATCACAAGACGGTGCGGAAAAACTTGAAATTGCTTTTGCAAAGTTTAGTGCTGGTGTTAAAGTTATTGTTGACAGAATTACAAGCTTTGGAAGGGGGTTGACAAAATTATTCAGACGTGGTGGATTTAAAGAGGGCATTGACGATATGAAAAACTCATTTAAAGGAATAGGTGAAGAAATAAAGAATGATGTTGAATTGACAGACGAACTCACAAAAAGAGCTATTGATTTAAGAAAAGCAAGGAGAGAGTTGAACAAAGAAACCGCCAACCAAAGAGCCGAAGTTGAAAGATTGAAATTGATTGCAGAAGACCAATCAAAAGCAACAGACGAAAGGTTGGTGGCGGCTCAAAAGGCGTTTAATATAGAGCAAAACATATTAGACAAAAGAGTTGCAAACGCACAAGAAGAAGTTAGACTTCAAAAAGAACAAATGGCACTTGGTGAAAATTTAGAAAAAGACCAAGAGAGATTGACGGAACTTGAAATTCAACTTGCAAACGTGAAGCAAGAATCTTTGACTAAACAAATAGAACTTAATAACAAAGTAAACGCCATCAAAAAAGAAGGTGAAGCACAAGCAAAAGCCGAAGCCGACAAAGAACAAATGTTGCAAGACAAAAAACTTGCAGACTTGGAAGTTTTAAGATTAGCACAATTAAGTGCAGATGAACTTGAGGTTGAAAGGGTTAGACTAAAATATCAAAAATTAATTGACCTTGCTAACAAATATGGATTAGACACAACCGAACTAACAAAGAAAATGAACGAAGAAATTGCGGGGCTTGACGAGGAAAACACAGAACAAAGAATTAAGTTCGCAGACTTGGAAGCACAACAAAAAGTTGCGGTCATTGGTGGTGCAATGGGTGATTTAGCAAAAATATTTGGTGAAGAAAGCAAAGCGGGAAAAGCAATGGCAATAGGTCAAGCATTGATTGACACATACGCTGGTGTTAATAAGGCACTTGCTCAAGGTGGAATCTTTGGTGCTATTGCTGGGGCTGGTATTCTTGCAAGTGGTTTGAGAAATGTGGCTCAAATAAAATCAACAAGTGTTGACAGAAAAGGCGGTTCAAGTGGTGGTGGTGGCGGTTCAGTTCCATCAACAACAAGAAATCAATCGTCAGAAAGTTTCTCATTGACACCTAATCAATTGTTGTCAGTAACACCAAACCAAAATGGTATGCAACCAGTTCAAGCGTTTGTGGTTGAAAGTGATATATCTAACTCACAAGCATTGCAAGAAGAACTTGAAATTCAGTCAACATTGTAAACAAAACAAACATATATATATTTATAAAAAATAAATCAAATGGAAAAACCAAAAATTGTAGAATTAATCATTGACGAAACGGAAGACATATTTGGAATACAAGCTATAAGTTTAGTATCAAATCCAGCAATTGAACGTGGCTGGGTTGCTTTAAGCAAAGATGGGTTTATTTCAATGGCTAAAGTTGACGAAGAAAAAAAGACGCTTGTCGGTGTTGCTTTAATACCAGAAAAAGAGATACCACGTTATAACGAAGAAGACGGAGAGTATCTTGTTTTCTTTTCAAAAGAAACTATTGAGAAAGCACAAGAGTTGTTTATGAATGGCTTGAAAAATAACAAGGCAACATTAGAACATCAAAAAGACGTTGAGGGGGTTTCTGTGATTGAAACTTGGATCAAAGAAGACAAAAACGACAAGTCAAATTTATATGGTTTTCAAGACGTTCCAATTGGAAGTTGGTTTGTAAAAATGAAAGTATATAACGAAGAAGTGTGGAAAGAGGTGAAAGCTGGTCGTTTGCGTGGTTTCAGTATAGAAGGATATTTCGTTGACAAAGCAATTGAAATGAGCAAAGAAGACATTTTAGATTTAGCAGACGAATGTGTTGAGTGTGAAGAAAAAGAGGTTTTAGAAGAAATAAAAAACGTATTAATGGAAGCGGAATTGAGACCAGACAAAACACTTGATGGAACACCAGTATATAAGGACATTGAAAAAGCCGAGCTATATGGTGAATTGTTTTTTAATTGTAGCGGAAGTCACCCACACGACATTGACGGAGAAACATTCTTTATGGCTTGTAAAAGTCACCAAGAATTGATGAAAAAAAGAAAGAAAAAAACCAAAAGAAAAAAAGCTAAATACACAAAAGCACAAACAAATAACGGACTTAAACAATAGTTTTATTGTTTGAAAGGGAACAAAACACAAAATTTAATATATATAAAAAAAAAGTCACTATGAACTCAATCAAAAAAATCAAAGAGTTACTCAAACTCTCAAAAAAGAAGACATACAAAATTAATATGTATGCAGAAGCAATACTTGATGACGCAAGAGTTATCGCAACAGATTCAGAAAGTTTTGATATTGGGGCGGAAGTTTACGTCATTAACGATTCTGGCGAGGTTGAATCTCTTGCAGAAGGAATCTACACTTTAGAAGATGGAACAAAAATAAGAATTGACGCTGAAAGCAAAGTGGCTGGATTTGGCGAAGAAGAAGTTGAAGAAGTTGTTGAAGAAGAAGTTGTTGTTGAGGAAGAACTTTCAAAAGAAAAAGGCGAAGAAAAAGAAACAGAAGACTTTGCCAAGTCTTATGAAGAACTTAAAAGCAAGGTTGACGCTTTAGAAAAAGCCGTTTATGGTGAAGAAATGTCAAAAGAAACGACAGACCTTTCGGCTGATGTTATGGGAGAAATCATAACACGACTAAATTCAATAGAAGAAAAATTTGGTAGTTTAGAAAATGAGCCATCAAATTCAGGCGTAAATGTTTCGCCAAGTGTAAACAATAAAGAAATTAATTTGTCAAAACTATCTGTAAAAGAGAGGGTTGCTTATTATATAAATAAAAACTAAATTACTTAAAAAATGAAAAAGAATTTATCTAAAAAGTATAATTTGGCAGAATCAGTCACATCAAATTATGCGGGTGAAGCGGCTCAAGGTTATATCTCAGCAGCTTTGCTTTCAAATCCAACTATTGCCAATGGCGAATTAACAGTGTTAAACAACGTTGAGTATAAAGCTAACTTGCGAAAAATCACAGTTGGTGGAACGGCTGACGGGTTAGTTGCTGACGCAACTTGTGACTTTACAGACAGTGGGACTGTAACTTATGCTGAAAGAGTGCTAACGCCAGAAAAATTAGAAGTAAACACACAAGTTTGCAAACAAGAATTTTTGAAATCTTGGGAAGGTGCTAATATGTCAAACAGTTTAAACGGAACGTTGCCAGTTGAGTTCACTGATTACTTAATCGGACAAACTGCGGAGAAAGTTTCAGCAGAAATCCAAACATCTATTTGGGACGGAACAACTGACACAAATGGTCAATTTGATGGTTTCAGAAAATTGTGTCTTGCTGACGCTGATGTCAATGACGTTGCTGGTGCGACTACATTAAACGCTGACAATATAGTTGCAGAAATTGGAAAAGTAATGGACACTATACCAACTGCCGTTTTTGGAAAAGAGGATCTGAAAATCTGGATTCCAACAAGTGCTTATAGATTCTATATTCAAGCACAAGCAAAACTTGGTTACGCTAACTTATACAACGCACAAGGCGATATTCCGTTACAATATATAGGAATTACGTTAGCTCACGCACCAGGAATGGCAGACAACACAATGATTGCTGGAAGAACTTCAAATATGTTCTTTGGAACTGATGGTTCTTCAAGTGAAGTTCGTGTTCTTGATATGGCTGAACTTGATGGTTCTGACAATGTGAGAATGATTATGAGATTCAACGCTGGTGTTAACTACGCTTTTGGATCTGATATGGTTCTTTACGCTGGATAATAAATTTCAAAAGGGTGGTTGAAATACACCACCCCTTTTTTTAACTTTTTAATACCATTAAAATATGGCTAATAAATTATATAATTTTTCGTGTGATGTTAGTGCGGGACGTTTGGTTGGTTGTTCTGACGCATTGGGGGGGATACAAAAGATTTTCTTAATGACTTACAATGCGGCTTTAGAAAGTCTATTCAGTGTTGGTGCAGGTGCTTCAAATTATGAAATCACTGACATTGGATCAAGTATAACAGTCAAACAATTTGATTTAAGACCAAATACGGCTTCATACAACGCAAATATAACAACAAGTGACGAGAATGGAACAATGTTTTATGAGCAAGTTTTAGAAGTTGCCTTCACACATATTGAAGCAAAAGACTTAAACTACATAAACAACTTGGCACAAGGACGTTGCCAAGCTTGGATTCTTGACGCAAACAATGATGTTTTTTTAATGGGTGCTAAATTTGGTTGCACAATAACTGGTGGTTCTATGACCACTGGCGTTCAAAAAGCTGACCGAAGTGGCTGGACATTAACATTTACTGCACAAGAACAAATTAACTATATGTTAGTTAGAACGGCTGGTGCTGGAACTGATAAGTTTCCATTTGATGGAATCACAACAGACGCCAACGTCACAATTGACACTGGAGATTATCCAACACCATAAGAAAAAAATTGTTTTCTATTTCTGTTTTGAAAAAGGGCGACTTTATTGGTTGCCTTTTTTTTTGTAAACAAAAAGCTAATTTTTATATTTATAAAAAAACAAAACTATGTTAATCGTAAAAAAAGAATACTTACAAGAAAAACCAAGAGCTGGTTGCAAGTTGGCGTTAGGTGATATGAACCAAAATCAATTGCAATCAATAAAAGAAAAGCAGGGTGACAAGTGGTTTGAAACAAAAGAAATAAAAAAGAAAAAGAAAAAAGATGACGTGGAAAATTAAAGATGAATACAACAATGAAAATTGGGTGTTGCCAGATTTAAACGAATTGTCTTCTAACGATATAGAAAAGGCAAAAAAAGTTGCACCAGAATATATTAAAAAATACTTTGTTGAAATATGATACAAGCTTTTAAACTTTCTGGAACAACTATCAATGTGAATTTTCGTCTTGATTTATATGACGTAATGACTTCAATTGCTTACAGACCATTGATGACTTTAACAAGTCAACAAACCAATAGGTCAAAAACTTTTCAAGTCAGCAATATGAACACAGTCTATAAAGAAAGATATATGCAAATTTATTTTGTATCATTGAACACAGACAATGAAATTCCATCATTAGGTTTTGTGTATTTAGGCACAAAAGAGTTTCCGTATGGTCTTTATGATGTTACTCTTTACCAAAACAAAGACGCTTCAAACCTTGACCCAGCAGAAGCAATAAAGGTCATTTACAAAGGTTTAATGAATTTAAGTGACAGTGGCAATCCGTCAGTAACATACAATAAATATGAAAGCACACAACAACAAAATGTTTATATTACAAATACTTACATATAATGGCTAAAAAAAAATACAATTACAATATGAGTGTTGTGGACTTGTCACACTACAATATACCACACATAATTGAAAACGATAGCAAAGACTGGATTTCTTTTGGTGTTGACAATCTCTATCCACAATACTTGATTGAGCTTTTCACGGGTTCTGGAATAAACAGTGCTATCATCAAGGGTGTTTCATCAATGATTGCTGGAGACCAACAGGGAACGTGTCAAGGGCTTGACGTAGTTGACAAAGATATTTTAGAAGGTGAGCAAAAAGAACAATATCTAAAGTTTTCTAAACTATTAAAGAAAGGAGATAGAAACACAATAAAAAATTTGGCGTTTGATTTAAAGCTATTTGGAACGTGTTACGTCAACACTATATGGAATAAGACCAAGACGGCTATCGCTGAAATAAAACACATTCCAGCACAATACATAAGAAGTGGCAAAGCTGATAGTTTTGGCAAGGTTAATGAATACTATTATTGTTATGATTGGTCTAATCAAAGAAAATACAAGCCATCTATTATAAAAGCTTTTAATTCAGAAGACAGAACGGCAACAAGCCAAATACTACAAATTAAAGAATACAATCCACAATCATTTTACTACGGAATACCTGACTACGTTGGGGGGACTGATTATATTAGACTTGATATGAGTATTGCTGAATTACATCTCGCTAATATAGACAACAATTTTATGCCGAGTTGTATGGTGAATTTTGCAAACGGAATACCAAGCGATGAACAGAGAATGGAAGTGGAACGAAAACTTAATGCTAAATACTCGGGTAGTGGGAATAGTGGCAAACTAATTTTGACTTTCAATGAGGGACGTGAAACTGCACCAGAAATCATTCCATTAAACACGGGAGACAATGATGACAAATACCAATTCTTGTCAACAGAAGTCAGCAGAAAGGTTCTCACCTCTCACAGAATAACGTCCCCACTTCTCTTTGGGGTGAAGGCGGAATCTGGATTTGGTTCAAATGCTGACGAATTAAGAGACTCATATTCTTTATTTAACAACACTGTTGTCAAAGTATTTCAATCAACAATTTTGCAAGGTCTTGACGAGATATTTAGAATTAACGGAATAAACAGTTTAGACATATATTTTAAAACACTTAAACCAGCCGACTTTTTAGACCTTGACCACGTTGACGCAATAGACGAACAAACAGAAGGAATTGACATTGAAGAAGATGTGACAGAAGAAACAGTGGTTGCACCAGTTGGTGATATAGTAGAAGAACAAACACCAGAACTTATGCCAGAAGATACAGAAGAAATTGAGGTTGTTCAAGATGTTGAAGCGTCTTACAATGGTGCGCAAATCAGTAGTGCCATTGACATTGTTGCTAAAGTTCAAGAAGGAGTTTTGACAAAAGACCAAGCAATTGTGTTCTTGATTCAGTTCCTACAATTGCCACCAGAAGTTGCACAAAGATTTTTTGAAGGCGATATCCAACCTAAACCAATGGTTGAGAACTTAAAAAACATATTGAAAAATCTTAAAAAAAAAAAGATAAGTAGTAGTTTTTCAGAATTTAAAAACAAGTTTAAAAAAACTAATTTTAAGTCACTTGAGGATATTGACACCAAGCCAACAAAAGGAATGATTGAAGAAGCTAAAAAGGGGTTAGAATGGAGAAAAGAATATGGACGAGGGGGAACGGAAGTTGGCGTTGCAAGGGCGAGAGATATTTCAAACGGAAAAAATTTGAGTATTGAGACAATAAAACGAATGAATAGTTTCTTTGCAAGACACGAAAAAAGTTCTAAAGAAGGCAAGGGCTTTGAGATAGGTGAAGAAGGTTTTCCAAGTGCTGGACGAATAGCTTGGGCGTTGTGGGGTGGTGACGCTGGTCAAAGTTGGGCAAACAAAAAAACAAAAGAAATAGAAGGTGTTGAAAATATGGGTTTGGTGGTTAAAGACGACAAAGTTTGTCTTGATTATTTTGACGACATTGGAATCACTCTTGACAACAACGAATGGTTTGAAGCATACGTTGAAAGTGTAGATGACCACAAGGTTGACAAGAGATACCACGAGTTCGCTTATGCACCTGCGGGGACACCTAATGTTGCAGACAGTTCCAGTGATATTGGTATGTTTAGAGTGTTGTATAGATATTCTCAAAATTTATCTATAAACAAAAAGACTGGTCAAATATCAAGCCGTGAGTTCTGTCAAAAGATGGTAGCGAAGTCTGTGGCTGGGACATTGTATAGAATTGAGGATTTAGAAAAAGCGTCTTCAAGAGCCGTAAACAAAGGTTTTGGGGCTGGTGGTTCTAACACTTATAATATTGCTCTATGGAAAGGCGGGGCGAACTGCAAACACAAATGGGAACGAGTGTTCTATTTTAGAAGGATAGTTCCACAAGGTGCAACGTTTGTTGATGTTGATGGCAAAGAGTATCAAGCTGGAGAGTATTTGCCAAACGGAACATTGAACAATTTTAGACTTGTTTCTCAACAATTTGCAAACGGAAAAATGCCAATGCCAGATGACGCAGAAATGAGAAAGACAACGTGGAAAATGAAAAATCACGGATTCTTAAAACCAAGAAAAGAAAAAGAACGAAGCTATTCAACTAAAGCAAATTAAATATGGCAACAACACACACACTCTTAATTTCAGCCGAAACGCTAAAACAAACGACAACGATTTCACAATCGGTTGACGACAACTTGATTCACCCAATTATTATGGTTGCTCAAGATAGGTTTATTCAACCAGTGCTTGGAACTGATTTATTTGAAAAGTTAAAGACAGAAGTTGAGGGAACACCATCTGGTGAATACCTTGTTTTGTTAAGAGACTATGTGTCAAAAGCATTGTGTCAATTTACTTTGTCAATGCTATACAACCAAGTTCGTTTGCGAGTGGTTAATCATTCAGTAGTTCAAATGGATAATGAACAGGGGGCTTCTGTTGACTTTGATTCTATTGAGCCACTTGTGAACGAAGCTCTTGAAAATGGTATGTTCTATCGTGAAAGAATGATTGATTTCATTACTGACAAAGGGGCTTCCGTATTTCCAGAAATGGACAACAACACGGGGGCTGGTGAGATGGATAGAACAACACGCAATTATTATAGCGGAATAAGTATGGACAGAAATTATAGTGATAACATTAGAATAAAAAGTCTATTGTCAGCAATGGGCGTGAAAGACGTATGTTAAGAGGTAAATATAAAACGAAGTTTTCAGAAAAGAACTTTAAGAAACTAAAGAAATATATTAACAAAATAAACAAAAGAAAAAATGGCGGGTCAAAGGTTAACAGATAAAACGGCATTAACACAAACGGGAACGGGAGACTTGTTCATGGTTGTTGATGTATCAGACACAAGTTCTTCCGCAGAAGGAACAAGTAAAAAAATAGAAACAGAATACATCATTCAAACTGATAAAATTACTATTTCAAATGCTGAGTTCACATCTATGGACGCAACGGGTGGTGCGGGAACTTTTAGAGTTCTTTTGTCTGCACCAAGTTCGGGTTTCATATTAATACCTTTAAATATCACGGTAATTGCTACGGCTTCAAATGGTGACACATCAAATGCCAACATTTATTTTGGTTGGGATAGTTCACAAACTACAAACTATTGGGAAACAAATGTTAGATTTATGCGTAATGTAACCACATCAAGAACATATTGTTTTACGGGCAACCAAGCGTCAACGGGTGCAGAAACATCATCAATAGAAAACAAACAATTTGTGGCTTATTCAAGTGGCAATTTTAATTCAACAGACATGACGGCAGATGTATATATCACATATAAAAAAATGAAAATATCATAATGAAGTATTTATTCTTTTTAATTCCTTTTTTAACATTTAGTCAAATAGACTTCTTTAAGTATTCAACAATTTACACCTCTATGAATATCGGAACAAGTATGACCGAAGACGAAGATTATATTTCTATTGCTAAAGGTTATGAAGACGTTACACAAATAAATCCGTTTGACTACAATCTCACAATAGGATTGAGAAAAAAGGCAAGATTTCAACACGAACAAAAAATTAGGACTTGGTATTATGGAGACGAATCAAATTACACAGACCAAGCAACTATTGGAAACGCAATTGGCTGGGAATATCTTTTGAACTATTCTTTTATAAGAAATAGAGGTGACAAATACACTGAACAAAACTTCTGGTTGAGATACTTGGGAAAGAGTTGTGTCACACGTTTAGAGTATAGAGACAACCAAAGAGTTGATTTAAGATACATTTCTTTTGATACAAGATACCGAATATCTAAAGGTAATTTTGACTTCACGTTTGGCGGTGTTTTTCGTATTCACGACCCCTATGGCTTCGTGCCTATTCGTGATTTTTGGATTCAAGGAGAGCAATCATTCAGACAATTAGCACAAGACTTTGGCTATTCAAACGAGTTTGTCAATGGTTCTTGGCACTGGTTTAAAGGTGACGAACTTCTTGCAACATCAAATGACGAGTTCTACAAACACTATTTTGGACAAGCAATTGCAGACTTTAACACACAAGAACTTGACAAATTAGGTATGCAAAAAGAAGTGAGCTTTGTTCTTGGTTCTACATACTACAAATACACTTCAAAACACTGGGTTCACATTTGGGCGAGTTTAATGCCTTTTCACTATGGTTTGGACGAACACTCTTATGAGTATGGAGAAAGTCTCTTAAATCGTTTAGAATGGGACGCTGGGGGTGTTTTGGGGTTAAGAGTTAACAAGCATTTAGGTTTGTTTGTTGAAGGTGTTCACCAAAAGGTTTGGGGAAAAAAAGTCTTTGACATTAAATTTGGATTTAATTATTTAATATACTAATATGAAAAAACTAATCTTTTTATTTTTAATTTTCGGATATGGCTTTAGTCAAACAAATTGTGAATTGTGTGTTCAGCAGAATGGTTTCTATTGTGGAGACGATGAAAGCAATTGGACTCAGTATAGTCCTCTTGGTTGCGTTCCTAATGGTGCTGGGGGCTTGTATTATCTTAATGACGGCTGGGACGATTGTGGAAACGGAAGCGATGAGCAAAACGCAGTGCCAACAACATTAGCGGATTGCGGTCAATATGGTGAACAGTGCGACACTGTATTCATTGAAATACCATTTATAGAATGGATTTACGACACAATTGTTGAAATAGAATATCAAACTATAATTGAAACTGAATACATATTTGATACGATTATTGAGTTTCAAGACATTATCATTCCCGAGTTTATAGACTGTGACACTGGTTTGCCTTGTGGAATAAGACTGCAAGAACTTGTGAATGAGTCAAAAAACACGGGTTTAATGTATGATTTGAGTGGCAAGGTGGTGAACAAGCCCGAAGGTGTATACATACAAAATGGACTAATAAAATTTAAATTATGATGGATATATTCAAAGACAATAATAATTGGAACGAAAAAGCAATCATTGGTTTTGTTGCTTTTACAATAATGTGTTTTATAATGATAGCAGACTTGGTCACTGGTTACTTTGGTAAAGACTTAATTATAAACGAATTTGTTTATGATTCTTTTGTTTGGGTGGTGCTTGGTTGTTTTGGAATCAGTGGTGTTGAAAAATTTAGTGGAAAAAAATGTGATAAATCTTGCAACAAATGAAAGAACTGTCAGAAGATTCAAAGTTTCAAATAAGTCTAAAAACTCTTGGTGGAATAGCAATGTTGATCTTTGCGTTTGCTGGAATGTGGGTTTCGCTTCAAGCGTCAATTTCAGAAGCCAAAGAGCTTCCAGTGTTGCCAATGTCACCTCAAGAAATAACTCTAAAAGACGAATTAATAAGAAAAACAATTATGAATTTAGAGAAACAACAAGAGACACAAAAAGAGCAACTTGACAAAATAGAAACTAAAATTGATAAAATAGATGAAAGACTTTACAATCTTAATAAGTAGTCTTGTTTGCACAATAGGGTGTTCGCAAGTTTCAACCATTCATTTCAATAGTGAATGGAACGAAAAAAACAATTTTGATATTTCAGTTTTGAAAGATTGCGAAAAGTCCAATGTTGTTATTTGTCACAATCCAGAATTAAAAGACAAACACGAAATCCTTTCAGTGCCAACCATTATTATATTTGACAACAACGTTGAAGTTAAAAGGTTTGAAGCAAATATAATGATGAAACTTGAAGCCACTAAAAAAGAAATTCAAGAAGAAATTCAAAAAATTCATTTAGCTAAATTTGATTAAAAATGAGACTATCTAAAAATTTCACTTTAGATGAACTAACAAGAAGCAACACGGCTTTGCGGTTAGGTATAGACAACACACCATCAAAAGAACATATTTTAAAATTACGACTTCTAACCACTCAATTTCTCCAAGTTCTGCGTGACCGCATTGGAATTTTGAGGGTGACGAGTGGTTATAGGTCGCCCGAATTAAATAAAGCTATTGGCGGAAGTTATAAGATAGATGATAATGGAAACTATATTCCTAAATCACAACATTGTAAAGCCGAAGCCGTTGACCTTCAATACTTTAAAAGAGGGCGAATGAATAATCTAAAAATATATAATGGCATTATTGATGGGGCTTTAGATTTTGACCAAATGATTCTTGAATTTGGAACAAGCACAGAAGAAATTGACGGCAACCCCGCTTGGATTCACGTTAGTTGGAAGGTGACAGACAATAGAAGGGAAATTCTTGTTGCTTATAAAGACGAAAACAACAAAACAAAATACAGACACCCTAAAAACTATCATTCAATATGAACTTTATAAAAAAGATTTTAACTGGTGATTTGATTAAGAATGTTGACAACTTGGTTGATAACTTAACAACAACCAAAGAAGAAAAGCTTGAATTGTCTTTATCTTTGAAGAAAGCAATAATGGACGCAGAAGCCAAAGCACAAGAGCAAGTCACAAGA